CCAGTTTTATTAAGAATGGAAAAGCTCTCGTTGGTATCAGCTTCGGCAAACGGATAAATCACAGGACGGGGCATATTATATTCCTTAAAGATTAGTTTTTGCAGCAGGTAACACGAGCAATCTTCAACCAGTTGCTCTTGCCAGAACGGCGGATCGTGCCGATCTTAATGGCCATACGAAGAGAAAGCTCGCGGAGCTCATCTTTCCGGGTTTCAATGAAGTCGATCACATCTTTCTGACCGGCATCATCAAGACCAATATTTTTAAGAAGGCCATCAGCAATCACCTGACGAATACGGATCAGATAATCGCGCTGGTTCTTCATCGCGAGATCAATATAGTGAGAACGGCTGATCATCGCCTGAAGGTGCGGAGCAAGTTTATGACCACGATCAATCATCGAATCAAAATCATAATTCGTGATAAAGATAATCGTGCCGTCAAACTGAAAGCTCTTAGGAAGAACCTCAGCGCTCTCTTCATCAACGAGAGTGCCTTCGGTCATATAGCTGACCTGACGACGATCAGTCGTGTCACAGACAGCTTTCAACAGACCGATAGAGGTGTCGTCAAAGAAAATTCCATCGGCGTCATCAAAGACCAGAACGCTGCCAGGGAGGCGGTTCTGATAGAGGAGCTTATAAAGCCCAGTGGCGCGGACGTAACCTTTAACGGTCCGGTGGCTCTTGCCTTGCGGATCCCAGGACTCAAGAGCTTTCTCAACAGTGAAGCTCTTGCCCAAACCAGCCGGACCAGACACGATCAACGAACGAACGTCACCAGCAATCGCTGCTTCAGTCATAAGCTGGAGAATGCCGAACCGATCGTTCAGCTTTTCCTCAATTTCAAAATCGGTCTCAACGATCACCGTCGCTGCCTGGTTGGCAACAGCTGTGATTTTAGTCATCTTATCGTTAGAAGAAGCGCGATTACGGAAGCCGTTTTTAGGAACGCCACGAGGCATATTTTTATCTCCGATCAACTCAACAAAATCATAATGCCCTATTTTTAAAAATAAGGCAAGGGGAAATTAGAGGAAAAGATAAAATTTTATCGCACGCCAACGCTCGCCAGCGCCACGATGAATACGATATACAACCCCACGCCGGCCGCACAGCCAACGAGCAAACGACCAATCAAGCTGGAAATTCCCATAAACTTATCTCCTCATTAGATTTTCATAATGAGCTTTTTTTGATAAAAAGTCAACCCTTTTTGGGGAAAAAAATAAAAAAAATACAAACTGAGTGATATCAATAGGTTGGGTAAAAACAGCTCCACAAGCGTTTTAGCCCATAAGACCCTCGGCTCGGCTGGATCTAGCTCATCCACAGCGAAATTTTCATACCAACCAACTGATATCATTAGAAACTCGTGGTTTAGCTAACTCATTGATATCATTAGAAACTTGGGCAAAACGGCTTTTAAAACCCTATAAATTTCGGAGCCTCGAAAAAAGTTTTTGAAATTTTAAAAAAGGGGATTGCTATTTTTTTAAAAATATGGCATTATGATGATATGAGGTCGGGTTGTCCGGTCAAGGAGTTTCTCGTGAAGCGTAAAACTTTTAACGTGTCTGAGTTTGTGGTTAAAATGAATGATAAAATTGCTCGCAGCACTGGCTCTCCAGATATTCGAACTGGTTTGATAGCTGCTGTTGATTCCGTTTTGTTTGAAACGGGTAATTATAAAGGGTTTCGCTACCTTACAGTGAATGAGATTCCTGCAGGTCAGCTTCCCGGTATTAACATTGATCTTTATGGTCAACACGTTGAAGATTTTGAAATTCGGTTTCTGAACACCGATAAAACTCGCGTTCATTATTTTTATTAAACCGCTTGACTTATTTTTAAAAAAAAGCTATGCTGTAAATCTGATGAGGGAGTTCAAAATGACAACATTCGATTTTGGTTTTGGTCCTGTTCCTGCCCACCAGCACCCCAATGGCGGTGGCTGGGTCGCTGATAGTGCTACAGTTGCTGATAGCGTATTTGTTGGTCCTGATGCTCGGGTCTTTGGCGATGCTAAGGTCTATGGCAATGCTCGGGTCTGTGACTATGCTCAGGTCTATGACAATGCTATGGTCTCTGGTAATTCTCGGGTCTTTGATAATGCTAAGGTCTGTGGTAATGCTTGGGTCTGTGGCTATGCTCAGGTCTCTGGCAATGCTTTAGTTTATGGCGATGCTTGGGTCTTTAACTATGCTCAGGTCTCTGGCAATGCTCGCGTCTATGGTAATGCTTGGGTCTATGACAATGCTTGGGTCTGTGGCTATGCTCAGGTCTATGACAATGCTTGGGTCTATGGCGATGCTCGGGTCTATGAATAAAGCTTGACTTATTTTTGAAAAAAAGCTATGATCCGTTTGTAACTGGAGAAACCTAAATGACAAACTCGCTTCTTTCGAAAATTCGTGCCCTTCTGAATAAAACCATCGAAAATGGATGCACCGAAGCTGAAGCTTATATGGCAGCTAAAAAGGCTGCTGAATTGATGGACCAGCACGGTTTCCAGAACGCTGACCTTGAAATTAAGGAAGCTATTACGGAAGATGCTTATTTCGCTCCTGGCCGTCAACTCGGTGATGTTGGCAAGGTGGTGGTTTCTATCGCTAATTATTGCGATGTTAAGGTTTGGTGCAACCGAGCATCCAAGAATCATGGTGGGCAAACTAAAATTGTTTTCTTCGGGCGCGAGTCTGATGTTGAAGTTGCCAAGTATCTTACTGGCTTTTTGTCACACGCTTTTGAGTTTGAGTGGCGTTCTTATTTTTCTTCTATTAAAAATACTGATAATCATACCATGCATGGCCGTGCTATTCGTGCTAGTTTTATTACTGGTATGGCTAATCGTATTAGTTCTCGCCTTCGTCAGATGAAAGTTGAACGTAACAAGTCTTACGATGCTGCGTCTGGTAAGAGTGGTCATGATTTGGTTCTTGTTAAGAACGCCGATGTTGAAAATGCGTATAACGCTCTTCAAATTAAACTTAAGAAAGGTTCTAAAGTGCAAACTCATGTTAGTAATACCAGTGCTCTCTATGCAGGGATTGATGCTGGTAATCGTGTCAATATCACAATGGGAATTTCTAACAAAAAAGTTTTGGCAATCGCATAAAACCGCTTGACTTATTTTTAAAAAAAGCTATGCTGTAAATCTGATGAGGGAGTTTAAAATGACGACATTCGATTTTGGTTTTGGTCCTGTTGCTGCCCACCAACACCCCAATGGCGGTGGCTGGGTTGCTGATAGTGCTACAGTTGCTGATAGCGCATTTGTTGGGCCTAATGCTCGGGTCTTTGGCAATGCATGGGTCTCTGGCTATGCTCGGGTCTGTGACTATGCTCAGGTCTCTGGCTATGCTCGGGTCTATGACGATGCATGGGTTCGTGGCAATGCTCGGGTCTTTGATAATGCTAAGGTCTATGAATATGCTTTGGTCTGTGGCGATGCTAAGGTCTGTGATAGTGCTCGGGTCTTTGGCAATGCTCGGGTCTATGACAATGCTAAGGTCTATGACAATGCTCTGGTCTATGACAATGCTCTGGTCTATGACTATGCTCTGGTCTATGACTATGCTCAGGTCGATGACGATGCTCGGGTCTGTGGCGATGCTAAGGTCTGTTAATAAAGCTTGACTTATTTTTAAAAATAGGGCATAATGCTTTTGTAAGTTGTTTTAATAAAGGAATACTAAAAAATGTCGCATGATCTTGAAATTGTAAATGGTAAGGCTCAAATGGCTTTTGTCGGGAAAACTCCATGGCATGGCCTTGGTGTTCGCGTTCCCGCCGATCTGACTCCTGATCAGATGCTGGAAGCCGCTGGTCTTGATTGGGAAGTTGAAAAGGTACCAGCCTACGCAAACGTTGCTGGGGAAAATATTTCAGTGAATCGTTCGGCTCTTGTCCGCAAGAGCGATAATAAAATCCTTGATGTTGTTTCTGATGATTGGAATCCAGTTCAAAACTCAGAGGCTTTTGAATTTTTTAATGATTTTATCGCAGAAGGCGACATGGAGATGCATACTGCTGGCTCACTCCGTGGCGGTCAGATCGTTTGGGCTCTTGCTAAGGTTAAAGATGGATTTAGTTTGTTCGGTGGTGATGAAGTTGAATCTTATCTTCACTTCACTAATTTCCATCGTTTTGGGTTTGCTACTGATGTTCGGTTCACTCCGATCCGTGTCGTATGTAATAACACCCTTACGCTTTCTCTTAATACCAAGGTTGAGCGTATGGTTAAAATCAGCCATCGCCGTGAGTTTAATGGTGATAACGTTAAGTTGATGCTTGGCGTTGCTGCTGAGAAGCTTGCGAAGTATAAGGAAATGGCTATGTTCCTTGGTTCTAAGCGTTATACTAACGAGAACATGGTTGAATATTTTAACCGAGTGTTTCCAGTTACTGGTGAAGCTTCTAAGAAAGAAATGTCAAAATCTGCTTCTACAGCTCTTGCCATTGTTGATACGCAACCTGGGGCTGAGTTTGCCCGTGGTAGTTTCTGGCAACTTTTTAACACCACGACTTATATGACCGATCATATTATCGGGCGTAGCGCTGACTCGCGCCTCTCTTCTGCTTGGTATGGTTACAATAGAGGCCTTAAGACTAAGGCTCTCGAGACCGCTATGGAGATGGCCGAGGCCGTTTAAATAAAGTTGACTTATTATATATAATAAGTTATACTAAATTTATAAGTTGATTGGGGAAATATAATGGCTCGTTCTGCTACTGTTAAAAAACTAGCTCCTGTTCGTAAAAATAAAAAAATTCGCACGACCAAAACTGAACAGTATCTTGTTAATAACAAGTATATGGGAGACGAGCCATTATTTGCTTCTGGTAAAATTGTCCAGGATATGGATTATATCAAGGCTCATACATGGTATTCGTATATGAGTGAAAAATCAGAAGCTAAAGAGTTTCTTGAAACCTATCTTAAAAACACAAATCGTTTACATGATTTGAGAAAACTAAAGGAAGTGCCAGAAGCTCACTTTCCATATTATGCTGCGTATATTGCCCGTATGCTTTCGCGTGGCGCTATCCTACCAGATCGTTGTATTGAAACTTTTAATATGTTGATTGCAAACAGCTTCGGTAAAATTGGTCGGAATAAATACGGTAGTTTGACATTAGAACAAGAACCTGAGGAAACCCAACCAAAAGTTAAAGTTTCTATTCAAGATCGTGTTAACGATAAAGTTTCTGACTTTATTGGAATGTTTGAGGAAAACATTGACGAGAAGGGTTATGCCCTTTCGATGTATTCTACTTTGCAGCAGCAGGAAATTCCACCTCTACTTGCTTCCAAAATTGCTGATTTTTATAGACCTATTGCTGAAGAGGCGACAAAGCTTATTAGTAAAAATGCTGATCCACAGTTGAAAGAAGGATACAATCATTTTTCGACCGAACAACAAAAATCTCGGGCGGTTTTTTATAATTCTATTTTGACTGATTGCGATCGGTATGCATCTAATGTAAAAAAAGTAAAAGTTACAAGAGCACCTCGACCAATGAGTCTTGAGAAAAAACTGAAACATATTAAATTTCAAAAAGAAAATAACGAGTTCAAAACAGTTTCTATCAGTCCAGAAAAAATTATTGGCGCCCAAGAGTTTTGGATGTTTAACACAAAATATAAAACCTTAACAGCTTTTTTTGCTCTTGATCGTGGTGGTCTTGATATTGATAGAACTAGCGTTATCAAATTTGATCCTGAGAAAAGCTTCACATATAGTCTTGGTAAAAAGGCTCCTGCAGTAATTGCCTCTGTATTAACAGGAGGTAAGTTGATTATCCGTAAAATGTTAACACAACTTAAAAAAACAGCTGCTCTACAAGAGCGTATCAATGAAAACACAATTTTAATGAAGGTGGTATAAAATGACAACATTCGATTTTGGTTTTGGTCCTGTTCCTGCCCATCAGCATCCTAATGGTGGTGGTTGGGTTGCTGACACTGCTAGAGTTGACGAGTCTGCATATGTTGGGCCTGATGCTCGGGTCTTTGGTAATGCTTGGGTCTATGACAATGCTCAGGTCTCTAACGATGCTTGGGTCTCTGGCTATGTTCAGGTCTATGACAAGGCTAAGGTCTGTGGTAATGCTAAGGTCTTTAACTATGCTAAGGTCTATGACAATGCTATGGTCTGTGACAATGCTAAGGTCTATGGCAATGCTCAGGTCTATGGCAATACATGGGTTTATGGCGATGCTCGGGTCTGTGGCGATGCTTTGGTCTATGACAATGCTTTGGTCTCTGGCTATGTTCAGGTCTATGACAAGGCTGAGGTCTTTGGTAATGCATGGGTCTTTGACAATGCTCGGGTCTATGACTATGCTAAAGTCTATGACAATGCTAAGGTCTGTGATAGTGCTCGGGTCTATGACTATGCTAAAGTCTATGACTATGCTAAAGTCTATGACAATGCTAAGGTCTGTGATAGTGCTCGGGTCTTTGGTAAAACGCAGGTTTACGATAATGCGGGCATCCATACTAAAATTGAATTTCTTGATAAAATTAAAAGTCTTGGAGAATAAATTGAAAACTCTTATTAAAGAACCTCTTGAAGCGCCAGAAGGGGTATTTCGCTCTGTGACAATGTCAAATGGTGAAATGGAGGTATGTCGGGTTGTGACCATGCCAGATTTTTCTGGACCATCGGAGTATGCATGCATCACAAAACCAAAAACCATGCCATTTGTTCGTTATAGCTGTTTTCGTGTTGGTTAGTGCTTGACTTTTGATCAAAACTAAGGTATTATACTTTATAAGGCGAGGGATACGTTATGACCAAATGGAAAGCTTATACGTGGATGCAAACTTCAGGTGGTGGTCGCTCCCAGCAAACAGTATTTGTAGAAACTGAGAACGATCAATTTTTTGAAGCTGAACGTTTGTTTAAATCGTTGTATAGCGAAGTATGGAATATTCAACGTGTTTCTTCAACGATTAATAAGCAACCTAAAAAAACAGAATCAAAAACTGTTTTTTTAATCCTTGCGTTTTTATTTTTAATTTGGTTATTGGCTCATTGAGAAAAATGCTCTTATGGTGAAACAGGATATCACACGGGTCTTCTAAACCCAGATTCTAGGTTCGATTCCTAGTAAGAGCGCCATGGGGTGGTATACCGTTAAAGACACGGGGAAGACTGTAAATCTTTCGCTTTAAGCTGGTCTGGAGCGTTACCAGGACACCCCACCATTTACGTTATTTTAAGGATAAATAATATGAGATTTAGAGTTATTTTTAAAACCCTGATGTTTTAAGTGAAGCTATTGGCGAAGCTGTATTGGGCTCTTTAAAAGAATTTCCAGGCGTAAAAAATTTTAGCCAAGAAGAACTTACAGCTATTTCTTTTCTTAGAATTAAAGAAGCTCAAAACATTGCTTTAAAATGGTTTGCGCATGGAGAATATCTTGAAGTAGAGATTGACACCGAGAAAAAAACCTGTATAGTAGTGCCTGTAGACGAATATGCCTAAATTATAGACCTGTAGCTCAATTGGTAGAGCGGTGAGCTTATACCTCATGATCTGGAGATACCAGAACGGTTGGCGGTTCGAGTCCGTCCAGGTCTACCACTTTTAATTGAAGAGATTTTTATGATGCCTGATCATGATGGGTGGCTCAAAGAAAAACAATATCAAGAAGAAGTCGCCGCACTAATCTATAATTTAAGACAAAATAAATATCAGTGCTTAATTGAAGCTGCCATGTTATGTAGACAAAATACTGTAACCATACCACTTGATGTGTTCCAGACTATGCTAGAAATAATTAACAGGACTAAATAAAGTTGGTATTGTTGATATTAATCAAATAAGCTGATCAAGACTCGGGGGCAGCACCCGACAACTCCACCAGCAAGCACATTGGTTCCCGTAGGTGTTAGAAATATGGGGTAATTGTATTAACACTCGTCCGGTGTGCTTACTTGTGGGGTTGAAGCAGGTATCGATTGACAGTAATAAGGGTTGAAGGAGATACTCGGTAAGACACGACCGCTAATCAGTTCAATTGTTAAATGCCAATGATAATGCATTTATCGGGGGCTATGCTCTAGCAGCATAACTTACTTGGGTTTTCCAGTTTTCCTAGAAACAGAAAAACTGGATTAATATAAAAATAGGAGTTATATAATGAACGTAAATATTAATTTTTCTTATGATAAATCTCGCAGCATGGACGATGGTGAAGATTGTGATGTTCCACAGCAATCATATCATCAATGTCTATCGATTAAAGATGATTTTACATGGGAGTGTATTGTTGATTCTTTTCAGTCCATGATTGAACACATGGGTTATCGTTTTGGTGATATTGTTTTCAGTGAAGTTATTGCCAAAAACATTAATAAAGAATTTATAAAACAAGTGGAAGAAAAACGTTTACAAAAAAAAACAAATTCCTTGAACGAAAAAATGGAATCTGCGATGCTTGATTATGAGTCTAAAAAGTTATCAGAGATTCAAGAGCTTAAAGTATTGAGAGAAAAAGCCGCAAAGTGGGATGCCTTTGAAGCCCCTGTAAAACAATATCGGGCAAGTCCACCAATTGGATATACAACAGCGGCTACTCATGATAATATGTCATTTGCAAATACTGTAGTGAATGGTGGCAATATCAATCCCAGCTATATGTATGGCGTAAGCACTGAAGACGGTGATTGCAGGATTCGATAATGATTGTCCAGCACTCAAACACCTTTGCAGTTGATATTGAGACATTGCGTTCTGAAAAACAAATGGATTATATTGATGCTGTAGTTTTGTGGTGTGAGCAGCGTAATCTTGATATTGAATACGCAGCCACTCTTATTAAAAAAGATACTATCATCAAAACAAAAATTCAGATTGAGGCAGAATTTTTGAATGCGTTAAAAAAGAATAAAAAATCTGCTCAGTTACCGCTGTGACTCCCTTTGAAGTTTTTTCCAGTTATATGGCCTTAAAACAGCATTTTACAACAAAGTCTTATGATGTTTTTAAATATAACTGGAAAACACGAGCTAAATTTGATACGTTTAACAAACGAAAAGATAAAATATTTTTTGAAAAAATATCTAAACACGATAATCCAAAAAACTTTTTGCTTTCTAATTTTATCAGAAATGATAAATTATGGATCAAAGATATAGCATATAGTGAATCTTCAAAAAAAATATACGAAGATTGGAATAAAACTCAACAGTCTTTAACTTATACCTTTTCAACTGATATATCTCAGTTAAATGAACTTTTCGATTCAAATTTTAAGGTCGAAAATAACGAGCACCCAAAATTATTAATTTTGTATATGAGTAATAAAATATCATTTGAAACTCTTACAATTATTTGCGATCTTGTTGGCTGTCTTAATATTTGGGATAAAAAAATGAAAGGCGATCCTGTTTGGGAATCAATTTCATTAAAAATCAGAAAATATACACCATTTTTAAATTATGATAAAAGTAAATACAAAAATTTACTACTTGATAAATTTTAAGGAAATATTATGACAACCTTTATCTATAATACAAGCAGCACTCCTGAACCAAAAATGACAGTTTATCCATTATTTTCTGATATGGATGAAAATTCTGCAATGTTTAAAAAACTTTTGCGCGCAAAACAATTAAATAGTGTAAACTACTGGGATGAAATGCGCGAGGTGTTTGCTCATGATTTTAAAACATTACCATTAGAACGTTTTAAAGTTTGGGCATCAGTTCTAAGCGTTCCCTTTATGTCTCAAAAGAAATTTTTAGCTTATATTACTATTATAACAGAAGCTATGGTTGAAAATTTAGCTATCACAAATGCTATTAGAGAGCCTATGATTGGATACACGAAAAATGATTATCAAAATCATTTTTCAGTGTTTGATGATTTCCCAACTACAATGAATCGTATTCAGCATATGTGTCATTTGCTTATTTGTAAATATACACCAGAACAGCTTTCTAAAATGAACACCATTGTTGAATATGGTGCTGGTATTGGTGATATGGCTGATATAGTTTTTAAGCTAGGTTTTAAAGGAAGATATATTATTTTTGATTTTCCAGAAGTTTCAAATATTCAGCGTTGGTATCA